AACTCGTCGTTTACGAAATAAATAACCCTATTTCTTTAAAACATCCGTTAAATGTTAATGCAACAGAAATAACAAAGTTTTTAAACGTCCTAAAAAAAGCTAATAAATTATGTATGATTAACTATAACACTGAAATTATTACCTTTGCATTTAACAATAAAATTTTTACCACTTCTTTATTTCCTGGCCAGTTCCCAAACTACCAGGCGGTTATCCCTAAAAATCAATCTTACAAAATAAGAATTGATAAAAATTTACTTATCAATATAATTGAGCGCCTAAAACCATTAACAACTAAAAAAACAAATAGTGTTAAATTCATTACTGATAATGGGAGGCTAAATGTCTTTACATTTGATGAAGAAACAAACAACAGCGGTTGTGATTTTATTCCTATTTCGGGCAACTTTCCAAACGCTTACTCCTTCATTTTCAATTATCACTATTTGCTTGAAATCCTCAAAAATTGCCCAAGTAATTTTGTAATGATTTACTTCTCTGAAGACAATAATAAACCTTTTATTATAAAACCTATAATAAACAACGAGGTTACTAATAAAATAACTTATCTTTTAATGCCAATGGATAATAACTAACAATTAACAATTAAACACAATGAAAAAAATCATTAAAGCAATTTCATTTTTTCTAATGAAAATAACAAAGGCAAGAGCATACCTTATTGAAACATTATTTTCAAACGGTTACATTTTAGAACAAAAAACGCACAGAGTTAGCAAAGTATTCGGAGTAAAAAATAAAAATCTTGAAGAATTTGAAAAATGGAAAGAACTATTTTTTGCCTCAGATTATGATTTTGCCCGCAAATTTGGCAACGTTAATGCTTTTTTAATCAAATCGAAAAAAATCCTCGACCTTACCAATGATAATGAAATGCAAAAAACATTTGAACAAATAAGTAACGACTATCTTTCTAAAGAGCAAGCCGTTGAAATATACAAAAACGGAAACATCTTATCAATGGAAAGTGACAAATATGGCTTTTATTTTAAATTAATAGATGTTATTTTAGATTACTCTAAAAATAATAATTATGACGCAGTTAAACTCTTTTTTTATTATTTTTCAACTAAAATAACTGTGCCTATAATTTATTTTACTTTAGATAAAAATATAGTTCAAGAAATTAACAATTAACAATTAATAATTAACAATTAACAATTTTAGTTATAAATAATTTAATTCAATTAATCATGGCAAAATATTCAGGCAAAGACGAAAAAATCAACGGAAAATGGTATCCTGTTACCGTTAAGGCTAATACTTTGAAAGAAGCAATAAACAAACTCTACGTCGGGCAACAGAAAAGCTATGGAACTGTTCAAGCAATACGTGGTCGCTTTTCAAAGGAGGATTAGAATGTTATCAGGCAGGTAAGAGGTTTCTCTTACTTGCCTATAAGGGTGTGTCAAATCGAATTAAAACAACCCGCTAACGGGCCTTAACTGAAATGAGACAAACATTAAAACGGCACGCTTGATCAATAAATACATAACTCGAAATTTAAAAACAAACAAAATACCTATTTTTTAAATAACTTTAAAAATAAAAATAATATGGGAAACATTTCTTATTTACGAAGGCAAAAACATAATGCTGAAATGAGACAAAGAGAACTTATTAACATTATTAACAAGTCAAAAGGAGTAAAAAAAATCTTTTACCAACTTAAACTATTTTTCATTAATGACTTTATCAATTTTCTCTCAATTGAAATTGATGAATTTAAAAAAAAGTGATTTTTTAATTCCCTTTAACCCCTTTAATAAAATTACGCATTTTTAAGCGTTTTAACAACGTTTTTCACTTTTCCAATGTTAACCACGTATAAGACCGCAAACGTTCACCTACAAGGCTAAATTTACACAAATTAACCCAATACATCCCCCATACTTACAAAAAAATGACCACCTATTACTTAAAATAATTCTAAATTATACTATTTTTAATCTTTTTTGTAATTTTTCCCAAACTTTTAAATTAACTTTGCCGCATAAAAACTTTCTTAATGAAAAAATTAACCAAAAAAATAAACGAAATAGTCATGCTAATGGAGCTTCAAGCATTAAATAACCTTGATAGAAAAACAGGCGAACAAAGTAAAACAATAAAATATAACAAAGAAGGATTTAACCTGTCTGTTAAATTCGTGTTCTGGACAACCTATATCGAAAATGATAATGACACGAAAATAACAACCGAAATAACAACTGAACAAATATTAAAATATACTATTTACGCTTTCCTGAAAATAGAAAACGAAAACTACGACATCTCAAACCTTATCTAATATGACAAACCAAGACGTGAAAAAAATAAAAATATGTATTGACTATCAGAAAAAAAGAATAGATTACAGAAGATCTATTAATAAGCTTAATGAAATTGACAAACATATCCTATCTCTTTTAAAAAATTATCAAAAACTAATTGACACAACAAAAAATAAAATTCTAAATATTCCATTTGAAGAAATTTGGAATATCTACGACAAAAAAGTAGATAAACAAGATGCTATCTTGCAATGGGGTAAATTAACAGACAAAGAAAGAATGAAATCTATCGAACATGCACCACTATACGTTCAAGCAACACCAGACAAGTCTAAACGACTACACCTACATAGATACTTGCGAAAAAAATCATTCAACAATGAAATAATAACAAACATTCAAACTAAATTACAACCTCAAGAACAAATTAACCATGAAAAAATATGGTTAACCGGAAACGAATGATTATAGCAAACTACACATACGATAACATCCAACCCCAAGCACCAGACCTTGAACAAGTAGTGTTAGGAGCAGCCATGCTCGAAAAAAAAGCATTAATAACAATGTTGCAACTTGTTGATGAACAAACATTTTACCTGAATAACCATAAAATTATCTTCCGAGCAATAAAAACACTCTTTAATGAAGGCAAAAATGTTGATATGCTAACAGTTACATACAAGTTGAAAGAGATGAAAAAACTTGAAACTATCGGAGGTGAATATTACATAGCCACACTAACAAGAAGAATAGCATCAGGCCATCGAACCGCCGACTTCTGCCTTATACTAATCGAAAGATGGATGAGACGAGAACTGATAAACATGTGCTCTCAAGCCATCGAAAAAGCATACTCCGACGAGTATAATATTGACGAGGAAATCAATAATTTTAGCACAAAACTATTAAAACTAAAAGAAGAACTAAACAATGAGACAGATATACAAACTATCGCAACCGAAAACCTTAACCAAATAAAAAAAATAATGACGGGCGAAATAAAAAGATACGGCATTTCAACTTGCCTTACAGACATTGATAACGTCATCAATGGCCTGATAGCCCCCGACCTTATAATACTTGCAGGACGACCCGGAATGGGAAAAACAGCCCTGGCACTCAATATCGCCAAAAATTTGGCAATAAACCAAAATATACCAATAGGCTTCATCTCTTTAGAAATGAGCTCAAACCAATTGGAATTTAGACTAAAATCAATAATATCATCAGTTCCGATATCAAGAACCTTGCGAGGAAACATTTCTAATACGGAACTGACGGAAATCCAACGTGCAACAAACATTATAAAAAATTCACCAATAAACATATACGACAAAAGCATTGCAAACATTTCCGACATTAGAAGTAAAGCAATAGAATGGAAAGCAAATCATAAAATAAAACTACTAATAATTGACTATATCCAACTGATAAATACTAACAAAACAAGAGGCCAAACACGTGATCAGGAATTAGGAGAGATCACAAAAGCACTTAAAAGCCTTGCAAAAGAATTAGATGTTACTATTATAGCACTATCACAACTAAACAGAAACGTCGAAGGACGAACACCCCCAGAACCCAGACTCTCAGACCTTAGAGAATCAGGCTCATTAGAAGCAGATGCCGACATTGTCATCATGCTTTACCGGCCGCAGTATTACGACATAAAAGAAGTATCTTACAAAGGAGAAACAATAACCACAGACGGACTATGTTTTGCAAACATAGCTAAACATCGAAACGGAGCAACAGGTTACATAGCATTAAACTGTAACCTCGCACAAAGCACATTCTATGACTATGGAACAACATACAACCCAAACAAATGGATTGAAATAGAGTGAAAACAATTTAAAAACTTAAAAAAATATACCTTAAATGAAAAATAAGTTTGATGATGAAAATGATTTCCAATGCTGCAATAAATGCGATTTGCCAGATACTTTGCAGATTGTTAATGTGGTATTAAAAAATGAAGAAATAGACAAAAAAGTTTCTGAACTCAATGAAATTTCAGAACAAATCAAAAATTCAACTGGGTCATTAGACCCTAAGTTGTTAAGGAAAGCAGACAAATTAAGGACTGAATTGTATGGTCATTGGAATATTGTAAAAGGCACTTACTCCAAAAGAGTCACATCATTTACTCGTGATAGGCGGTAATTTTAATATTGCAGCTAACGAATGAGTAGAGTAGTGTCGCTCTTTAAAATAGCACACAACGGTTCGCAGCCTTACGTCAATGCGAGCTTAAATGCACTACACTTAATTTGAAACACTTAATTTTAATAACATGAATACAGATAACTTGAAACACGAAACCCCCACTGACGCACAACGGTCGAGTGTAACCATAGTAAGCATTACACTGACTTTTCAATTTAGTATTAACTTTCCGCCTATTGTGGCTACACTTTGTTAGCAACTGGGCAGGTAAATACCGATAATGATGAAAAGAGTACAAAGAAAAAGAACAAAAGGCTACAGAATACCAGAAAACACGAAATACGTAGGAAGACCAACAAAATGGGGAAACCCTTTTCGTGTGGAGGATTTAGGAGCAGAAGAATCTGTAAAGCGATACAAGGAATGTATATTAAACAATGCCATGTGCTACTATTATATTGATGAAATTGAAGCAAGCATACAATTTGATAGATTTAAATGGATGTCTGAAAATTTAGAGCAATTGCGCGGTTTTGACTTGGCATGCTTTTGTTCTCTTTCAGTTCCATGCCATGCAGACGCTTTAATAGAATTACTATCGTAGCCTTGTTGCTAACGTTTTGGGGCTTTGCGTTCGGGCGGGATTAACAGCACAAAAGTAGAATATGAAAAAACAGTTTAATAATAGCACAAATGTTGAGGATAGCACGTCAGCCCGCCTGACGCAAAACCCGTGTTATGTGCAGTGCGGTGATAATTTGGAACTCCTAAAATCACAGCCAAATGAAAGCGTAAATATGATTTATTGTGATATACTTTATGGCACAGGTAGAAACTTTGGTGATTATCAAGACTTAAAACCAATACGAAGCGAAATTGAAAACCACTACCTACCAAGACTTATTGAAATGAAACGAGTGTTAAAACAAAACGGCACAATATACTTGCAGATGGATTTGAGAATTGTGCATTGGATAAGGGTAATTATGGATGATATTTTTGGCTACGAAAATTTTAGAAATCAAATTGTGGTTAAGTTCAATATAGGGGGTAGAGGTAAACGAGAATTTGCCAAAAAACACGATTACATAATTGTTTACACTAAATCGGACAATTTTATTTTTAATGATAAAGACATACGAATACCATACCGTTCTGTTATCAGTAAAAAGCAAGATAGACCAAACATAACTGCGGAAAAATTAGCATTGGGAACTATACCTACAAATGTTTGGGATGACATTCCAAGTGGATTGAAAGTAAAAAAGGCATCAGACTATCCAACCGAAAAGCATAGGAAGATAATTGAACGGTGTGTTTTGGCAAGCTCAAACGAAGGAGATACCGTTGCAGATTATTATTTAGGTAGTGGCACAACAGCAGTAGTTTGTAAAGAATTGAACCGAAATTTTATTGGTTGCGATATTAATCCAAAGGCTATTGAAATAACAAACTCTCGTTTAGAAGCACTAAATAAAAAGAATTAAAAAAAAGAAGGGATGGAAATAAATAAAATATATAACGAAAACTGCCTTGATACAATGGCAAAAATGCCTGATTGCTTTGTAGATTTAACGGTAACTTCTCCACCTTATGATAATTTGCGAACCTATAATGGGTATTCGTTTACGTTTGAAGAAATAGCCAAAGAACTGTTTAGAGTAACAAAACAAGGCGGTGTATTAGTTTGGGTTATTGGAGATGAAACGAAAAACTTTTGTGAAAGTATGACTTCATTTAAACAAGCATTATACTTCAAAGAAATTGGATTTAACTTGCTTGATACAATGATTTACTATAAACAAAACTATGCACCTGCTTATCCAACATTGAGAAGATACGCAAATCAATTTGAGTATATGTTTGTGTTTAGCAAGGGTAAACCGAAAACATTTAATCCGATACAAAAAGAAAAAGTAAGGAATAAGGAAGAAAAGGTTGCATATAGGCAAAAAGACGGAACATTAAAAAGAAAAGTAAAGGAAAAAGGAAGAGAAACAAAAGATGCGAGTAATGTTTGGGAGTTTGCTGTTGGAGGTAATTTAACTGGACACCCTGCTGTTTTCCCTGAACAATTAGCCAATGACCATATAATAAGCTGGAGTAATGAAAATGATTTGGTTTATGACCCGTTTATGGGGAGTGGAACAACTGCTAAAATGGCAATCTTGAATAACAGAAACTACATTGGCAGTGAAATATCAGAAGAATATTGTAAGATTATCGAAACTCGAATTAAAGAGTGCGGCGGGCTTTTTTTTAATTCTTTTCAAACGGAATTGTCAAACGAAGCACTTTCGTAGCCTTGCACATAACGGATGGGTGTATATTGTCGTTTTAATGCAATATACACCGTGTTATACGCTGGCACGGTTGATTAAACGATAAACTTAATTTGAAACACGAAACAAAATTTTTATTAAAATGAGCGATGGCAAAAAAGAAATATTATTAGGCGACTGTTTGGAACTTATGAAAGATATACCAAACGGAAGTATTGATATGATACTTTGCGATTTGCCTTATGGCACAACAGCATGCAAGTGGGATGTCATAATTCCTTTTGACAAATTATGGGAACAGTACCACAGGATTATAAAAGACAATGGGGCTATTGTTCTTACAGCTAGTCAACCGTTTACAACGAAGTTAATTAATTCAAATATTAAAATGTTTAAATATGAATGGATTTGGGAGAAATCGCACCCAACAGGTTTATTTAATGCTAAGTATCAGCCAATGAAATATCACGAAAATATATGTGTGTTTTCAAAATCAAAAACAAAATACAACCCTCAAATGTGGGAAGGTAAATTAGACCATAATAAAAATGGTTATCATGGAAGTTCAGAGCATTACAACAATAAAGTTACCCTTACACCTTCTAAACAAACAAATAATAAGTATCCAAAATCAATACAGAAGTTTAACTGCCCTAATAGAGTTAGTTTATTACACCCAACCCAAAAACCAGTAGCACTATTTGAATACCTAATCAAAACATATACAAACGAAGGCGATTTGGTATTGGATAATGCAGCAGGAAGCGGAACAACAGCAATAGCTTGTTTGAATACCAACCGACAATTTATAGTAATGGAAAAAGAACAAAAGTATTACGATATTATTTTAAAGAGGGTGGGAGATTTTAATAAAAATTTTGAACCGAAAACTCTCTTTGAAAACGAAATGTAGTGCTTGCGTATAACAATAAATTACGAATAAAATTAAACAAAATGGAAAACAAAGAGAAATATTCGAACAAGGTTATGTGCATGGCGGTTGATAACCTTGAACTCCTTTTGTCGCAACCTGATGAAAGTGTAGATTTAATTTACTGCGATATTCTTTATGGAACTGGTAGAAATTTCGGAGATTACCAAGATTTAAAACCGATTAGAAGTGAAATTGAAAGCCACTACATACCACGAATAAAAGAAATGCACCGAATATTGAAACCAACTGGTAGTATTTATTTGCAAATGGATACTAAAATAAAC